ACGTGGCGACGCCGGTTCAGGGCGCATAGCTCAGCGGAAGAGCACCTGCCTTACAAGCAGGGGGTCGCTGGTTCGAACCCAGCTGCGCCCACCACATGGCCCCTCAACAGCGAAAACGCGGGTTTCGGGCTCGACCCGATAACTTGCACAGCGCACAGCGACACGATAACTTTGGGTCCCATGCGTGAGCAATGGGAGTCGCTGATCCGTGATTTCGGCAAGGTCTTGGCCGCTGAGAACAAGGCCCAACGCACCATCGAGGCCTACTTGACCTCCGCCCGTTCGTTGGCCGACTGGCTCGACGAACGCGACCGACTCCCCGCGCCCGACGAAGTCACGCGACACGATGTCGGCGATTGGATCGCCGATCTCGTGGAGACCCGCTCGGCCGCCACGGCGAATGTGCGCTACCGCAGCGCGCAACAGTTCTTCAAGTTCCTCGTGGTCGAGGAGGAGCTCGAGCGCTCCCCGATGGAGCACATGAAGCCGCCCCACGTGCCCGAGAAGCCGGTTGACGTGCTGCCGCTCGAGACTGTGCGGGCGCTGCTCAAACAGTGCGACGGGCGCGACTTCATCTCGCGGCGCGACGCGGCGATCATCCGCCTGCTGATCGACACTGGCGGACGCCTGTCGGAGATCGGGGAACTGACCGTCGATGATGTCGATCTCGAACAAGATCAGGTGCAGGTGCTCGGCAAGGGCCGGCGGCCCCGGGTGCTGTCGATCGGCTCGAAAACCTCGCTCGCGCTCTCGCGGTACCTGCGGGTACGCAGCAAGCACCGGCACGCCGACCGGCCGGCGCTGTGGCTGGCCGACAAGAACCGCCCGCCCATGACCGGCAACGGACTCAAACTCATGCTCCGCCGGCGCGGGCGCGAGCTCGACCCGCCGATTCAGAACCTGCACGCCCACCAGTTCCGCCACACCATGGCGCACGAATGGTTGGCGAACGGCGGCAGCGAAACCGACCTCATGCGGAACGCGGGCTGGCGCTCGCCGCAGATGTTGCGCCGCTACGGCGCCTCCTTGGCCGACGAACGCGCCCGCGAGGCACACCGGCGGATGGGGCTCGGCGACCGGATCTAACGTCGCGGATCGATCAGCTCGACGACCGCTCCGACAAGGGAGAGCACCAACGACTGCCGCGGCTCATGATCGGGTCGCTCACGTTCGAGGCGGTCACCATCGGGCTGCTCACTGTCGGGGCTATCGCGTCCGGGGCGCGTGCCGGGCTGGGAATGCTCGGACTCCTCGCCCGCGCCGCCATCGGTGGGATCGGTCGTGCTCGTCGCGGTCGTGGTGGGTGGGGTGTCGGGTGGGTCGCTGCTGGTCGTCGTGCGCGAGGTCGTGCTCGCCTCCGGGTTGCTCGTCTCTGCCGGCGGGCTGGGTGGCGTCGTGTGGCGCGTGGTGTCGGTGGTGGTCGGGTCGCTGGAGCTGCGCGGCGCGGCGGGTGGCGCTGGGTTCGGGGCGGGCTGGCGCTCTACGGGCAATCGTGTGAGCACTGTTCCGGAGATCGCGGGGTCGCTGTCGCCGGACTCATCGGGGGTCGGGGCGCCATTGGGTCGGACGACGAGCAACAGCGTGGCGACTGCCGCGGCGACGGTGACGCCGCCGAGTGCGAGGGGGCGGGACCCGGACGACTGTGGCGGTGGGGGCTCGGACTCGGGTTGTGGTGGGGAGTCGAGGGCCCGGTCAATCTCAGCGGCGGTCAAAGCGAGCGGGTGCCGCTCGACATAGGCGCGTTCGATGTCGCGCGCCTCGCGCCGGCGGCGGAGGTGTCGCCAAAGGAAGAACGCGGCCAGACTGGCCACGGCGGCAGCCGCGACGGTCAGTAGCAAGGTTGAAAGTTCAGGCACACATCCGGGCTATCGGGCGTCGTGCGGCCCGGTCCAATTGATCATGACCGTGTGCCTCAATCGTTACTGCGCGCTGCGCTTTCCGTGTGATTACTGTCGAGTTGGGCTAACAGTCGCGCCTCTTCCTCGAGGGCCGCGCGGTGCCGCTTGATGTAGTGGAGCTTGTCGGCCCGGCTGGCCTTGCTGTCCAGGACGCGACGTTCGAAATCGTCGCGTGGCTCGATCTCATCGTCGGTGGCTTGTCGCCGTGTCACGGCGGGCAAGTGTGACTCATCGCCCGTTTCGAGGTAGCGCTCGATGCATCCGATTGGCCATCCGAGGCCGCTTTCGATGTCGAGATAGACCCCCGCGCCTACCTTGGGGCTGCCGCTCTCGGCGCGCGAAATGCTCGTCTCACTCAGGCCCATCGCGGCCGCGAAGCCGCGAGCGCTCTTGTATCCAGCAACTCGCCTTGCCGCCTTGATGCGTCGGCCGACGGTCTTCCTGTTCGCGCTCACACTGCCAGAATTTATCACCTTTTGACAGGTGGAGGGCCGTCTACCTCGTGGTTTTCCAATCAATCTCAGTCCCGCCATGGCGTCGAAGGTACTGAGATTGTCAGATTTAGGCAAGAACTGACGGGTAGCCGTTGACCAGCTAAGTCATTCTCTGTCATTCTCGGTCACATGCCATGCGTTGACACCTACCGTCTACGGGACCGCCGCGACGAACTCGACCTCTCCAACACCGAGCTCGCGCGCCGGCTCGATATCTCCGAGGGCTACCTACGCAACATCTTGTGCGGCGTCAACACGCCCGGCCGTCGCGTCGTCTACCGACTTAGCCGCGCCCTCGATCTACCCGTGTCCCTGATCGAAGCAGGCAAGCGCACGCCGAACGGCGACCCCTCTGAACCGCCGATTCAGCCCAAAAACGAGCCGAAGCGCCCACCGACGCGCCGGGACCACGAGGGCGACCGCAAGGGCCCGCCGCGAGTGAACGAGGTCGCGGCATGACCCCCGAACAGCGCTCCATGCGCGCCCGCATCGCCGCCCACGTCCAGCACGCCCAGGGCCGCACCAACACCGGGCCCGCTCTCAAAGCCTTCAACGACCGCTGGGAACGCGAGGTCGACCCCGAGGGTGCGCTGGCGCCGGCCGAGCGTGCCCGCCGCGCCGAACACGCCAAGCGCGCCCACTTCCAGCGGCTGGCGCTCAAATCCGCACAGGTCCGCGCCCGCAAAAAGCGCACCGCATGAGTGCGGCCCCGGTGCACCACCACCGAGGCCGCCGAACACCGGCACCAACAGAAAGGAACTACCGGTGAACAGCACACACGATATCGACCGACTCGAGGCCGTCATAGCTCACGCCCGAGTGCACGAGCTCGCCGGCACGATCAACTCGGTCGGCACGTTCCGCAACATCGACACGTCGGTGTATCTCGACGACCACGCCGACTTCATCGCGTGGGCCCGCAGTACCGGCGCGACGAACGTCAGCCGCGGCCAGTTCGACGACCTCGCGTACGGATACCTCTGCGACGGAACGCCGGTCACGGTGCGGACTCGCAAGCCGCGCCGGCCGGAGGGTGCCGTCGCGTTCACCCTCGACGAGTACGCCGCGGGCGGTGGGGTCCGATGAGCGATCACCGCACCGGCGTCGACGCCCGCTATGTCGTTGCCCGCGAGCGCGCCGAGCGCGCCATCGTCGCCCCGGCTGCCGTCGAGGCGACCCGCGACCGGGTCGCCTCATGGGCGTTCGACGAGCACATGAAACAGCACCCGTGTCGCCAGTGCGGACGGGACGGCGCGTGGACCGAATACCGGGTGTGGGGCGAGTGGTGCGTGTCGGCGTGCCGCGCCTGTCTACCGGGCGCGATCGCTGCCGACCCTGTGGCCGTGCAACTCGACGTCGAGTTCGGCGCCCCGGTGCCGGGAGGTGGCGAGTGATGGCCGCCCGCTGGTCCGAGACCCGCCCCGAGCGACGCGAGGACGCCGGCCCCGGCGCGGCCGCCGGGTGCGCACTGCTCGTGTTCGCGTTCGTCTACTTCGGACTTCACGCCGTGCTGTGGAGCGCGCAGGCGGTGATCGCATGACCGAGCAGACCCGCCCGCTTCCGCTCTACGGCCTACACGGTGTGCCGTGTGTGGTCTGTGGTCACCCGGCCGCCGGCGTGGTCCGCACCGACCACGGCACCGCCACGGCGCACCAGACCGACCAGGTCGGGCAGCGGTTCCGTATCTGCCCGCACCCGCCGACAGGAGACACACCCCATGGCGACCACTGACACGCCCGACACGCTCGCCGCCGCCCTGGCACGGTTTCAAGCGAACCTGCCCACCATCCACAAGGCCGAAACGGCACAGGTCCGCTCCGATAAGGGTTCCTACACCTACCAGTACGCCGACCTCGCGGACGTGGCCGCCGCCGTCCTGCCCAAGCTCGCCGAGCAGGGCCTCGCGTTCACCAGCTACACGCTCTACTCCGACGGCGACCTCATGCTCCGCGCCGACCTGATGCACACATCCGGCGACGCGGTGCAGGGTTCGTATCCGCTGCCATCGCGGGGGAAGCCCCAGGAGCTCGGCTCAGCTATCACCTACGGTCGCCGCTACCTGTTGTGCGCCATGACCGGCGTCGCCCCGGACGCCGACGACGACGGACAGGCCGCCCGGGCCGCCGCGCCCCAACAGCCGCAGCAGCGGCCCGAGGCGATGACACAGCAGCAGTCCGACCAGATGGGCGCCGCGCTCGCCGAGGCCGGCATGTCCGACAAGGACGAGATCCGGGCGTTCGCCTCGAAAGTCGCCGGCCGTCAGGTGCAGTCGGCCGGCGAACTCACCCAGGACGAGGCATCCCGCGTGATCGCACGGCTGCGCGAGATCGCCGCCGAAACGGCCGCCGGGGGTGGCCAGTGACGCCCCGCACCCCGCCGCCGTCGATCCTGTCCGGTCCGCACCCGCCGCGATGTCCGATGTGTCTCGGCGAGCCCGTGTTCGACGGACATATGCAGGTGTGCCCCTCGTGTGATGCGTGGTGGACCGCCGACGGCTGCACCGGCGGATGGCTCGAGCCCGACGCACCCGCGTGCGACTCCGTATGTCGCCCCTACGAGCAGGCACTCGACACCGCCCGGCCGTTGGGCGGTGCGATCTCGGTAACCCCGCTGGCGTGGCGCTGCGGCCTCGCACGCGGGCACGACGAGTGGCATCGCACGCTCCGGCTGCCCGGTCTCGAGTGGGGCGACGACGGACATGCGCACACGTTCATGCCCGGCCTGCCGCCGATCGACTGCACGCCCGGCGAGCCGTGCCACTGCGACGTTCCCGCCCATCTGTGAGCCGTGGCCGGCCGAGCCGTGCAAGGGCGGCCACGGCCGGCCACTCGACCCCGAGGAGACGCCGATGCGGCCACGCACACGCCGCTACGCGCTCGCCCGCGCCGGCGACCTGCCCGCCGAGGCACTCCCGACGCGCGAACGCGAGCGGCTCGTCGCCGACCTCGCCGCGCTCGGCTGGACCGACGCCGAGATCGCCGAACACACCCACCAGACGACCTACACGACGGCCCGCATTCACCAGCGCGTGAAGCGGGCGCACCACGCACGAAAGCTGACCGCCTGATGCCCGTCCGATTCCAGGTAGACCCCGACTTCTACGACCACCCCAAGACAACGGGAATGTCCGACGCCGCGTTCGCGCTGTGGGTGCGCGCCGGCTCGTACTCCGCGGCGAAACTCACTGACGGTTTCGTCTCCGAGGACGTGCTCGTGTACACCCTCCGCTCGGACGTCGAGGTAGCGGAAGAACTCGTGCGCCGCGGGCTGTGGAGGCGAAGGAAGGGCGGTTTCACCTTCCATCAGTGGGGCGATCGGAACCTCACACGCGAACGCGTCGAGACCGACCGCAACGCCGACCGGAAGCGGAAACAACAAGCCCGGAAATCGGCAAAGACGCAGGCCACGACCCAAAATGTCCGACCGGACACCGCACGGACTCCGACCGGACACCGGACGGAATCCACGCGGAATCCAGCCGTGTCTGTGTCTGAGTCTGTGTCTGTGTCTGTGTCGGGGTCTGGACACGCGCCGCCGGCGCCGTCCACCCCCGCCCCCGACGCTCCACAACAGACACGACCCGCCGACCGCTGCCCGACCCACACCGACGACCCCGACCCGCCGGCGTGCGGCCAGTGCGCCGACGCTCGACGGGTCGCCGAAGCGTGGGACGCCGAGCGGCCGCGCCGGGACGCGGCCGCCCGGTCGGCTGAGGCTCGCCGCCGTGCCGAGCTACGCGCCGCCGAGATCGCCGCCTGCCGCATGTGCGACGGCGACGGCTACGCCGGGGCCCGTGTGTGCGACCACGACCCGCAGCGCGTCGACGTCGCCGCGCGAGGGTCCGCAGCGGTACGCGCCGCGCTCGCCGAACGGCGCAGCGCGTGACAGTGGCTCACGTCGTCGTGTGCGCGTGCGGCGCAGAGTCGCCCGCCAGCACACGCGACGACCTGCTCGACGCGTGGGAAGACGACCACACCCAGTGGGAATGCCCGCAGGCACTCGGCACCCGCTGGGACGACGCCCTCGAGTGCTGGCGCTACCCGTCGCTCCCGGCCATGACCCGACACGCCGCCGACGAGCCCCTCGAGGCGGCCACGCCAACCCCGATCAACCCGCGGCCCGCCACGGGCCGACGACACTTGCGGAGACCTGCATGACCAGAAATCGCCGCAGCGCGAGAACGGCCGGCGCCCGGTTCGAACGCCAGATCGCCGACTACCTCGCCGCCACGATCGACGACCGCATCGACCGACGCGTGAAAACCGGCGCCAAGGATCGCGGGGACATCGGAGGTCTACGCCTCTCACCCGCCCTGCGGTCTCAGCGCGTCGTGTGCGAGCTGAAAGACACCACCCGGACCGATCTGCCGGGATGGACGCGCGAGGCCGCGACAGAGCGACTCAACGACGACGCCGCCGGTGTGGTGATCCACAAGCGACACGGCAACGCCAACCCCGCCGAACAGTGGGTATCGATGACGGTCGCCGACCTCGTCGCACTCATCACCGGCCAACGACCCGAAGGAACCGACGAATGAGCATCGACGAGGACCGGGGCTCACTCACCGCACAGATCGGCGCCACCCGGCCCAACACGCCCAACGAGCGCGCCCGCGCCCGCCGCGCCGTGCAACGCCACGCCCACAACGACGCCGACAGGCTCGAGCTACTGCGCGCGCTCGGGCTCGACGAGAAGGGGCCGAGCGATGCCGTTTGACCGCAGGACGCAAACACGCCGCTACGGGCGCAAGCACCGCGCCATTCGCGCGTACTGGCTGCCCTACGTCACCGAGGGCCGCGTCGACTGCGCCCGCTGCGGCGAGCGAATCCACCCCGGCGACGCGTGGGACCTCGGGCACCGGGACGACGGGAAACCGGGGTACTGGGGTCCCGAACACCGGGGGTGCAACCGCACCGCCGGCGCCCAGAACTCGAACACCACACCCGCTGACCCGAAACCGAGGAGGTACACCCCGTGGTGACCGCGACCGATCGACGCGCGAAAGCAGGGGTACCAGGGGAGGGGGTGCCCCTGCCTCTCGCCGCCGAGCAAGCGCAAGCAGACGAAAGGCACAGCGCGGGGAGAATGTCAAGATCTCGCCGACAGGAATTTCTGTTCACAGTGGACGGTCAACAGGCCGGGTTTTCCCCACTGAGGCTCACCCCGGACATCCCTGCCCCTGTCTTTCTCTCTCCCCGCAAGTGCGAACACGTGAGGTAGGCACATGACACGGCAACACCTGCAAGCGGCTGACTACACGCTCGCCGAGGCCGTAGCGAAGACGCTCGATTCGCTCGAATTGCAGGCAGAAGACGCCGCAACGGCCCGATTGGCCGAGAAGTACGCCCGCGAACTCGACGGAGCGCAGGCGACTGCGGCGCAGGCTGACAAGGTGCTGCGACGTCTCGACAGCGACGAGGTCGACCCCGAGACGGTCGATCTGGTGTCGGCGCTGCGGGGCAAGCTCGCGGCGCGTACGGCGCTCGAGTCGCTCGGGCCGAAGTTGCTCGCGACACTCGACGCGCTCGGCGCCTCGCCGAAGGCGCGGGCGCAGGCCGGCAAGGGTGCAACGAAGGGAGGCAAGGGTGGCCGGCTCGCCGAACTCCGCGCGGCGCGGGCGTGAGCGGCCGAGGCTCTACACCGAACCGGCACGCAAGCTGACCCGGCGCACCACGCTCGGTTTCGAGGCGATCGCGTTCGCCGAGGACATGCTCGGCATGACGCTACTTCCGTGGCAACAGTGGTGGTTGAAACACGCGCTCGAACTCGAGCCGGGCGGCTCGTTTCGCTACCGCACGGTGCTCACGCTCGTGGCGCGGCAGAACGGCAAGACGACGCTACTCAAGGCGTTGGCGCTGTACTTCATGTACCTGGGCCGGGCGCGCCTGGTGCTCGGCGCGGCGCAGTCGCTCGACATCGCACGCGAGTCGTGGGCCGGGGCGGTCGACCTCGCCGAGGGAGACCCGGAACTCGCCGACGAGATCGACCTCGTGCGCCGCGCGAACGGCGAGCAAGAGTTACGGCTCGTCAACGGCGCCCGGTACCGGATCGCCGCGGCGACCGGCGCGGCCGGGCGCGGTCTGTCGGTTGATCTGCTGATCCTCGACGAGCTGCGCCAACATCAGACGTGGGCCGCGTGGGGCGCGCTGTCGAAAACGACGATGGCGCGGCCGGACGCGCTCACGGTGGGCATCTCGAATGCCGGCGACGACCAGTCGGTCGTGCTGAACGCGCTACGCGAGGCCGCGCTGAACGGCGCCGACCCCACGATCGGCCTGTTCGAGTGGTCCGCACCGGACGGGTGCGAGCTGGACGACCGCGACGCGTGGGCGCAGGCCAACCCCGGACTTGGGCACACGATCACCGAGCAGGCGATCGCCACGGCGCAGGCCACCGATCCGCCGGCTGTGTTCCGTACGGAGGTGCTGTGCCAGCGGGTCGACGTGCTCGACTCGGCGGTCGATCCGGGCGGGTGGCAGTCGGGCGCCGACCCGGCCGGCACGCTCGAGGGCGCGCGCGACCGGGTTGCCGTGGGGCTCGACGTTGCGCCCGACGGGGCGCACGTGGCGCTCGTGGCCGCGGCGGATGCCGGCGACGGGCGGGTGCGGGTCGAGCCGGTCGCGGCGTGGGACTCGACCGACGCCGCGCGCGACGAACTCGACGAGCTACTCGACCGGATCGCGCCGCGGGCGCTGGCGTGGTTCCCCTCCGGGCCGGCAGCCGCGCTCGGTGCCGTGATCCGCCGCGACCGCCTCGCGCCGGCCGGCGGGTCCCGCAAGGGCCGGCGCCCGGGTCGGCCGTTCGAGCTCGTCGAGTTGACGGGGCAGCAGGTCGCCGAGACGTGCCAGTCGTTCGCTGATCTGGTCGCTGCGGGGCGTGTGTTGCACCCGGCGGACCCGATGCTCGACGCGCACGTGATGAACGCGCAGCGGCTCGATCAGGGCGACGGGTGGCGGTTCGCCCGCCGCGGGGCCGGGCACGTCTCGGCCGTGTACGCGGCGGCCGGGGCGGTGCAAGCCGCGTTGACATTGCCGCGCCCGGCCGGTCGGCCGCGGGTGATCGTCGCGCCGTAGCGCCACACCATGGCGACCACTGTGGACATCGGTATTTCTATACCGGTATAGTTATTGGTGTGGGATTCGTGCGGACGGTGCTCAGGTGGGCCGGCGTGCCAGACGCGCCGGCCCCCGAGCCCCACGTCTCGTTCTCGTGGGACCTGAACACGTCCCCGATTGACGATCTGATCGCCCGCGATGGGCGCGAACTGTCCAATGTGCCCGTCGCGCGTGACCGTGCGCTGACGGTTCCCGCGGTGCTGCGCGGGCGGAACATGATCTGCTCGATCGCCACGCTGCCGCTGGTGACGAAGGCGGCCGACCGCACCGAGACGCGCACGCCGTTACTCGAGCAGGTCGACGAGACGGTGCCCAACATCGTCACCCTGTCGCAGACCGTGGAAGACCTGCTGTTCGAGGGTGTCGCGTGGTGGCGCGTCCGGTCGCGGCTGGCGGACGGTTTCCCGCGTTCGGCCGAGTTCGTCAACGCCTACCGGGTGTCGGTCAGTCCGCCCGCCGGCGCTCCGCCGCGACGACTGCCGTCCGGGCTGTACCCCGGCGAGTCGGTGCTGTGGGTCGACGGCGAGCCGGTGCGCGGCCGAGACATGATCCGGTTCGACTCGCCCAACCCCGGCATCCTGACCGCGGCCGCGCGGGCGATCCGCCGGGCGATCGTGTTCGAACGCGCCGCGGCCATGTACGCACGCAACCCGCGGCCGGTCGAGTACTTCACACCCCTCGAGGGCGCCGACCCCACCACCGACGAGGAGATCGAGGAAATCCTCGCCGCGTGGGGCGAGGCGCGCCGCAAGGGCTCGACCGCCTACGTGCCCGCTTCGCTGCGCTACAACACCGTGGACATGCCGTCCCCGGCCGAGTTGCAGCTCGTCGAGATGCAGAAACAGGCGACCATCGACATTGCGAATGCGATGGGCCTCGACTCTGAGGACCTTCAAGTGTCGACGACCTCGCGCACCTATCAGTCCGCGGTCGACCGGCGCCGCGACCGGATCAACGACGTGCTGTCGCCGTACATGAATGCGATCACCGATCGACTGTCCATGAACGACATTACGCGTCGCGGGCAGCGCGTCGCGTTCAAGCTCGACGACTACATGCGCGCCGACCCGACCACGCGGTGGGGCACCTATCAGACCGGACTACAGAACGGCGTCGTGTCGGTGCCCGAGGTGCGTGCGATGGAAGGGCTCCCCGAGATCCCGGTCGAGCCGCGCCCGGTTCGCCGGCCGGTTGACCGTCGAGCAGAGGACACGCGTATGAGTACCAGCGGCGCCCAGTTCGCCGACGATATCGACGACGGCCTCGAGCGGATCGCGTTCGACGGGCCGCCGGCCGACGTCGAGTTCCGTGTCAACCGCGAGCGGCGCACCGTCGAAGGTCTGCTTGTGCCGTGGGGCAAGGTCGCCCGGTCCGCCGGCGCGGCCTACACGTTCGCCCGCGGCTCGTTGTCATGGGCGGAAACCTCGAGGGTCAAGCTCAACCGCGAACACAACCGCCGCGACGTGGTCGGGGTGGCGCGACGTCTCGAGGTTACCGACGAGGGTCTCGTCGGCACGTTCAAGGTCGCCCGCGGCGAGGACGGCGACCGTGTGCTTTCGCTCGCCGAAGACGGTGTCCTCGACGGTTTCTCGATCGAGGCGGAGTTCGACGAGGGCGGGGTCGAGTGGTCCCGCAACGGAGACGGCGGAGGGGTGCGGCGCGTGTCGCGTGCCCGGCTCGCCGGCGTCGCAATCACCAGTAGCCCAGCGTTCGACGACGCCCGAGTGTCGGGCGTTGCAGCGTCCAGAGAGGAAATCAACACCATGCCCGACGAACAGGGTCCCCAGAACGAGGCACCGGTCGGCGGTCCGGACGCTGCAGCTTTCGCCAGCGCGGTGGAGTCCATGGCGGCCGCCGTCGAGCGGCTCGGCCAGCTGCAGGCTGACATGCCCGAGAAGATCGCGACCGAGGTTGCGAACGCCCAGGGCCCGGCATTCGTCGACCCGATGGCGCGTGACACACAGCGGTTCTCCGTGGCTGAGGAGCCGCTGTATCGCTTCGACGGCATTGGGGGAGAGCACGATTTCTCCACCGACATCATCGCCGGATCGAAGGGTGACCATGAGGCGCTCGGCCGGGTCGAACAGTGGTTGCAGCATAACTTCGCCATCGACAGCGACGACGTCTCGAGCCTGAACCCCGAACGTCATCGCCCCGATTTGTACGTCGACCAGTTGCAGTACCCGACGCCGATCTGGGACTCGATCCGCAAGGGCACGATCCCCGACAACACCCCGTTCGTGCTGCCGAAGTTCGACAGCGCCTCCGGCTTGGTGGGCAACCACACCGAGGGCAACGAGCCTGATTCCGGAACGTTCACGACGACGTCGCAGACAATCACTCCGACGCCCGTGTCGGGCAAGGTCGAGATCAACCGCGAGGTGTGGGACCAGGGCGGCTCCCCGCAGCTGTCCACTCTGATCTGGCGGCAGATGCTGCGGGCCTATGACGAGGCACTCGAGCAGTCGTCGGCTGAGTTGTTGGAGGACCTCAGCGGGGTCGGCGAGATCGCGCTGACCGCAGGCAGCGCCGATGCCGACCTGGCGTCGGAGTTGAAACGGCAGCTTGCTGCGCTTCACTTCACCCGTGGAGGCTTCCGCTTCCGAGACTTCAAGCTCGAGCAGGGCCTCTACACCGTTCTGGCCGACGCGAAGGACGGCAACGGCCGGCCCATCTTCCCTGTCATGGGCGCCTCAAATGCGGACGGCACGGTCGGGTCGTTCTTCGGTTCGATCAACATCGCCGGCCTGCCGGGCGTGCCGGCGTGGGCGTTGCCGCACGCCGACGGCGGCGACAATCACTCGTACTTGTTTACAGGGAAGACGTCTCCGGTTGGGCCTCGACTCCCCAGCGGTTGAACTTCGAGTATCAGATCAAGTCTGTGCACATCGGGATCTGGGGTTATAAGGCCCTTGCGGTCACACGTGCCGACGGTGTGCGGCGCGTCGTCTTCAACGCCGATGAGTCGTCCCCTTCTTCCTGACGGTGTCGCCGCAAGAGGTGAGCTTGGACTTGCCCGTCGTGGGCGGGTCCACTCTCCAGGCGGCACCGAGGCGTCGGACCCGTAAGCGGAAGTAAGAGGGGCAGACATGGCGGTGTCGGAACAGCTCAGCGCCGAAGTGACCTATGAGGACGGAACCACCGAGGACGTGACGGCGTCCGCGTCGTGGTCGTCGTCCGATGAGGGCGTGGCGACGGTGTCCAGT